AAATTTAAAGTTGGTGATAAAGTTTGGGTAAACATTGCTAGTTTTATGCCAAAGTCAACACTTGCAGATGATGGTACATTTGAAGTTTGGGGAACTATTATTGGATTTACACCTAAAAGAATTATTGCAGATTGTGAGGGTAGAGGAGTTGGTTATTACAAACCACAGAATATTAGCAAGAGAGAAGTAGCATAAAATATTTTTATTCCATATCCCTTTCATCAGCATAGATAATCACACATCTGCAATTTATCACATTTGATGCACCACCTTTAGGGTCTCCTGCATATTCCATAGGAACACCACCCACTGTAAAATCTTCATTCATATCTACAACTTGACCATTAGCTAATGCATGTGCTGATCTCGTTCTTTTATCGTTAGTAGCTACCCACTTCTTTAGCATCTTAGTTCCTAAGTCTTCTTCTACTTTTTTAAAGTAAGCATTATTAGCAAAACTTGCGGCGTTATGTGTTTCAGTACGAGCTATAAGTGCTGATCTACTTCTACTAATAGGTAAAAACTTATCAGATACCAATTTAGTAATCTGTGCTAACGTAAGATCATCAGCCCTACCCTGTTCTATAACACTACTAATACGAGTAGCTAGTCGCATACTAATACCTGCAAGAACTAACTGCCTAGTATTAAAATATTGCTCTACTAGGTTTTCAAAGTCTATTGATCTACCAAATACAAAAGCTTCATCTTGTTTTTTATCAATATTGTACTTAGATTCGTTATATTGAAACATAACTTTAAAAACACGCTTGTAATGTGCATGAATAATAGGGAATAAGTCTTCATTAAGTGTTTGTTCTGCTATTTGTGGCTCATATAAGCCATATTGCTTGTATAAGTACATCTGTACGTTAAGAAACTTCTTAAAGAGGCTAGAAAGTTGTCTATAAAACCTTTTTTCTAGGTTATTTCTTAAAACAAGCTGTTTTCTAGCTTCTTTTCTTACATTTATTCTACCTTGCCTAAAGGTATTGAACTTTTTACGTTCTACCTTCATGTTTTACTAGATAGTGGGTGTCCTTTGGGAAATAAGTCTGTATCGTGCCTTCCACCTCTAAACTTACCTGTAGATAAGGCTCTTAGAAAGCTATTTACCCTAGCATAAGCCCATTGATCAGGTGAACTAACACTTGGTCTAACTGAACTAGGGTTTGTTCTATAAGCACCTACACCACGTCTAAATACAGCTTCTAACATTCTTAAAGTAGCTCTTTTAGTCTTAGTACCACCATGCTTTTCATTGTGATCTTTTACTTTACCTTCTAAGGATACTTTTACCTTTCCTGATAAAGCCTTTTCATCTTCTTTAGATTCTACATGGTCTTGTAATGCAAACTCTTTATCTTCTTCTGTAATAATTTGTTGACGCTTTCTTTTAGCCCAAGCAAAGCCTGAATCTCCACCCCAAAGCAACCATGCGATCTTACCTGCACTTGGATATCCATCTTCACCTTGTCTAAAACCTTCTGCTTGTTTATCTACCTCATGCCTTTTAAAAAAACTGTACATTCTTTTAATTGTAGATATTGATAGTCTTTCTTTAGCTACTAACTGATTTGCACGAGCAACACCTACTAAAGTGCCACCCCTTTTAAACTTTTTTCTAAGTTCAAGCCCTCTCTTAGCTTCTTCTGCCATCTCACTGGTAGGAACTGTATTTATGTCTGCTAAAGCTTTCTCTTCTTGTAAAAGGAAGTCTATCTCTTTATCAACCTCATCATCATCATAGTCTTCTAAATCTTCTTCGTTTACAGGATTTTCAGGTCTAGGGACATCACTATCTGAAAGTGGGAATAGATTAGCTGATATATAAAGATCATCAGCACCATCTACAGGGTCAAGACCTATTATTTGTCTTGCTTCATTACGAGTCATAATACCTTCACGAACAGCACTGGTAACATTCTCATAAGTCTTCTTTTTTCTTTCTGCTAGAGCAGGTATAGAATCTATATCAAATTCTAAGGTAAGCCTGTCATCAAATAACGGTACTAACCACTCATTAAGATCAGATGCTATCTTTCTTAAATGTGGAATAATAGTTTCCTCATATAGAGCAAGTCTTGCTTCTGCTACATTAGAATATGTCTGAGCATCAGGAACGCCTACTAATTGACTAGGAACTCCAAAACATAGGGCTATGTCTGTAGTTGCCATGTTTTTTAATGCATGGAAATCCATATCTTTAGGNCTTAGTCCCATCTCCTTCCAGTCAAAGTCTCCTTCAAGGAGCATAGGTCTACCTGCATTAGCAGTTCCACTAAATCTATTATTAAGGTCTGTAAGTAATTGCTGTCTTTGTGATTCTGTTAGGTTTACAGCAAAACCTGCATCATCCTTAGGCTTAAAGATAACAGCTCCACTAGGTCTAGCACCATTATTAAGTAAATTTACATTATGTTTACTAGCCATATTAAACTGATCTATCTCTATAGCCGCGGCACTCATAGGAGATAAACCGTAATAATCATCTAATGGATTCCACAGTTTGACATGTTTTACTTCACTAAAGCCATTATCTTGATCTACATCATAGGTATTTTGAACCCTACCATTAATAACATATTCGTATTTATCAGGAATAGAGTTACCACTACCCTTTATATTAATACGATCAGGTCTTAACTGATGAAGCTCTTTAGGTGAGCCTGTTTCTCCACCTACTTTAAGTATGTATGCATTGCCACTAAGAAGCACATAACCAAACAGGCTATTAAAGAACTCTGAGTAGGATTGTAGAGGATTGGGTCTATTAAGAAGGTCAATGAGTGGATGTTGTTCAATTATCTGATCTCCTGCTTTAACTACAAAGGGTACTGCACTAGCACCTTTGGATATTTCATTAACACAACGATAAACGATTGCGTTTTTTAGATATCCCTCTTTGGCTAAATCTGCATATTTGTAATTCTTAGGTTGATCTGTACCAACCCCAAAATAACCCATCATGTTTGATTGTTTGACTTCTTTTTTTTGTACATTAAAAAGTCGTTGTAAAAATGTTTGTTGTGCCATTAGCTTATTCTCCAGTTTACTTGTCCTTTAGACTTGCTAAGTTCGGTTAATCCCCATACTAAAGCATCTAATCTATCAGGCGAACTATTTGTATCTCCTGTATAACTGCACATTTGCGATTCTAACTCCGAGAATGCACCTACATGGTGAACTCTCTCTTGTTCATATAAAGCTGAGATTGGTTCTGCTCTAAGTATTTTACCCCTAGTTGCCCTTACACTTCTATAAGATATTTGACTATCTATGTTTCGTATAAGCCTTTCTACCAAGTCTCCACCGTTATTAACTTCAGCTACTATCCTATCTGCTTCCCATTCGTAGAAAGCATTAACAGCTATTCTACCCCATTTTTCAGGGGGATGTCTGCCTGATAAGTCCTCTAAGACATAATAATGATTATTATAGTCTTTACCTACTACTACTATACCTGTTTCATCTGAATTTGCATTAGCTGTTACAGCAGGGTCAATTGCAACTATAATCTGTGATAAATCTCTATCTTCATCTATTCTAGCCTTATCAATTAATTCAGGTTTCCATAAAGCACCCTCAAAATCTTCTATGATCTCTGCATATAATTCCTGTCTGCCTAAATTTGTACCTTCATATCTTTCTCTAAGCATGTTCAAAGCAGACTCTGCTAGGTTTGCTTCGTTTTCAAACGTAGAACCACTGGTTACATAACAATCATTTCTTGATACTAAGTCTTTTATAAGTGTGCTTGGTTTGGGTGTTGTTGTTATCACGCACTGTGGATTGTCACCTAGTCTTAGACCAAACATAAGCTGATCAAAAGCTTCAGGATATCTCCAAGAAGCTATTTCATCACACCAAGCTCTATGATATTGCGGTCCGCGAAGTCTATCAGGTTCTTGTGCCGCATATCCTGTTATCTTAGACCCATTCCATAATCTAATTTCAGATACACTTGATGAATAACCTTTTTGATCATTAGACTTTAGAAAACATTCTTTTGGTATAACGCTTAACAGTCCACTCTCACCACCAAAACAAACTCTTCTTAAGTCTCCATGTGTCGGAGCAACTACAGCACAATTAACATTTGGATTTCTCATTGCATATAAAGCTATGTCTTCTGCACCACATCTTGTCTTACCAAAACCCCTTCCTGCCATTACAAGCCATATTAGATATTCTCCCTCAGGAGCTAATTGTTTTTTACGAGCAGTTTTAAGCCAATTAGTGTAATGAGTCGCTGTCGCTGTTAAGGCGTTCTGATTTAACTGTGTCCAGTAGTTCCATAATTGAGTTGAAGGCTTCTGCTTCTTTGACGGTTGAGTTGACATTGATATTCTCTGTTATTTCTCCCATTGAAATTTTACCTAATTTTTGTGCAGTCAAGAGTGCATTACACAAAGATAGAAACTGTGTTGGTTGAAGTGGTTTGCCACCCATATTCATAGCATCTTCATTAATGTTCAAATAAAAAGTAACCTGATCAATCAAATCATTAGCCTTGATCAAAAGCCTGTCATCAAACTTTATAGATTCTTTGGCTTGTTTTTTTGCTCTTTGTTTATTTAATTCTTCTTGAAGTTCTATGTTGTATTGTTCTCTAAGTGCTTTCCAACCTTCAGATTGTGATGCTCTATAAAGAGTAGCAGGTGCTACATTGTACTTTTTGATTAAATCTTCAATGCTAAAATGTTTTCTCTCACCTGATTTTAACTCTATCCCCTGAACAAACTCAGTTCTTAACTGTGTTTTCAGTTCTTCTGTTAATTTGGTTCTAGTAGTTTTTTTAGTCATTACATATCGGATATTATCACAAATTAATCCAAAACGTAAAATGATCATATAAATTAGGTATTCCAATTTGGTTTAAGATGTGTTATAATGGTTATAGGACGAAGTATTTTTAATAAAATGAAAAAGGAGAATCAAATGAAAAAAAGATACAAAATGCCTTCCCTACATAAGGAAGCAAAAAAGAAGAGGAACATAGTAAGATTTTACAATGACCCTCAGAGAGCTAATAGATTATCTCATGGTTATCATCATTTCCAAGTTGGTCAAATAGGTTGGAAGTGGGTCAAGATTAGACCTGCTGTACTTAGCACTTTTAGAGAGAACCACTGGACTAAAATCAAAAGGTCTGCTTGGGATAGAATCCAAGAATGCAAAACCTTCAAAGTATTGGAGGTTGCATGAGGGATAAACAAAGACAAAAAGTCTATGACTGGGAAGATTCTCAGTCATGGATGGTTAAGAAAAGTTATCTGACTCAAGATCAATGTCATGCAGTAATTAAAAGATTAAATAAAATCTTCAAACGTAAGATAACCCTTAGATTTAAAAATGGTCGTGGTAAATGTTTTGCTAATCGTTATGAGATTGTCATAAGAAATGAATGGGGTAGGTCTTATGGAGTCTTGCTACATGAATATGCACACCATCTTAGTGCTGATTTACATGGTCGTAAATTTGTTTCAGAGTACTGTTTGCTTTTACATCACCTACATCCTGATCAACCATCTATAAAAGATTTGGTTGCAAGTATGAATAAAGCTAATGTTGAATTTTATGATTTTGAAAGAACCACTTGTAATAAAAGATTAAGTAGAAGACTCAAACCATTTCAGTCTGTATGCACCACTCCTATACCTGAACCTAAAAGATACATTAAGAAAAGAACTTCACCTAAACAA